CTTTTAGCCTTCTCTACTTCTTCAGTATTTCCAGTTTCAATTACTTCTAATCTTCCTTTTAATTCTAGTTGCTCAAATTCTAATTTTGCAACATAATACGAATGCATTTCTTCAGTTGTTGCACCTTCAAAATCTTTTGAAATGTCCTTGATCTCTTTGGATTCAAGAAACTCTTTTAATGTCTTTTTCATCTTAATTTTTTAATAATGATAGTAATGTTTTATTTAATTCTCCCTGCGGCTTCTCGACCTCTGGAAGTGTCTTATCGACGGCTTCACCTTCTTGAAGTGCTTTAACTTGATTACAAAAATGCAAAAAGTTTTCCTTTGATGGGTTGCTTTTCACTAATTCGCTTAATATGTTGATAGACTCAAAGTCTAATTCTTTATTCTCTAGTGTTGGTGTTAATTCGTTTGATCCTTGAATTACGCAGCTTATCTCAATTAGTTTGGCTTCTAACACCGCCCAGAAATATCCCTGTCCTTCTGCCTTTTCGATGTTGATTACGTCACCCTTGTAACGCTCCCAATTCGCAAACTCTTCTTTTTCTTCTGAATCATTTACACAAAGTTCTAGCTTTACATATTGCATCCCTACAGAATGTTGATCAATTTCCCCATTCAAATAATCTTTAAATATATTAGCGTTTCGGTCCTTCTCTATTTTAGTGTCCATTAATAACGCTGTAGCTGTACCAGCAACTTTTAAACCAACATCGGACCACTGCACCTCTTTTTCATACACTCTTACAGGGCTTCCAACTTTCGCTGCTAATTCGTGTACGTGGTCGTGTAGGTGCAAAACTCTTGCTCCGTTCTCCTGGATTGATTTTGAAAATATTCCTTTGATGTGTACGTCGTCGTGGCTGTCCATGAATCCGTAGGTGTTACCGACAATTGTTCGATAAATTTCGGTTGCTGTATCGTTGTTAGTACCATCGGCTTTCGTTGTTATTTGTTTAGTGCTATCGAAATCAACAACATCAGCCTTTTTTAATTGGGCTTTTTTTAGTCGCATCAACTCCGCTTTATTTCTGACTAATTCTTTTAGATTCTTTTTCATTTCCGAATGATTTTGTTATTCTCTAACGCTTTTTTCTTAGCTGTTTTCAACTTCTCCAGCTTGTCTTTGTCTATCTTAACTTTGTCTTGCATTGCTTCTCCCCCTTGTTGCGGTGTTCATTTCTGTGGTCGCTATTTCTTCTAATCCGATTTCAAGCCTAGCTTCATTAGGTGTAATTATACCTTCCTTAACGTCTTCCCTTGCTTCCTTTCGTCGTTCCGTTGGGCTTGGATTCAGTGCTTCAATTTCTGATTTGTTTACTCTTAGCCCGAAATTACCAAATTTGGATAAAAATTGCCTATCATAAGAACTGGCTATCTTGCTGAACATTGGAATAAATACTTCTGTTGCTGCTTCTTTCTTGGCCTCTTTGATGTTGTTATAGGTTGCGCTTGCATTGTCATTAACTAGAACTGAAGGAAAGCCCCAAATTGCTGATAGTTCGCGGATCAATTGCGTTTTATTTTCAATTGTCTGCATATCGGTTGATGATGCGTTAAGCTGCTGAACATTAACCGGTGAGCTAATAACGTGCATTCTGTTTGACTTATGCGCTCCACCTATTACCCGATTCAATGCCTTTTGGAGAAATGATTGATCACTTGGTTTAAGGCTTTGGCCATCTGAGCCGCCTCCACTTACTAAAGCGGAAACACCTCTATTTTCAAAGTATTCGCTTAGGGCAACTTCGATATTATTGGATGCATTTAATAGATTTTGTGCTGCTTGAAGTGGGCTTAATCCGTTACGCGTTTGCAGGCCGTCAATAGATGGATTATTCATAGCCACGTGCATAACAGAATCTGGCAGTAGTGGCTTACTTGCAATTCCATCATTAAAATGATAGCTTGAAATCTCGCTAATTATGCTCTGGCTGGTTGTCTTTATCTCCATTGATTGAGGCGGTAAAACTAATTGTCTACCACCCATGAACCCAATACTATTAACGTCGTTGTAAATATAGCATTCACCTGTTAAGGCGTAAAAAGTAGATAGTTGCTCCCAAAATTCAATGAAGGATTGATCCTTATTCGGGCTAAATACAAAGTCGTAAGCCTCGCCCGATGTGATTTCTTCACCTGTTGCTTTGTCGTATAGTTCAACGGGTAAAGTAGATACTCCCGTGCTAATTCGTTTGATGATGGTGTAAACAACTGCGGAACACAAATAACCGTTCTTAATAGCGTCCTCATCGCTGATGGCGTTACTGTTTAGGCTTGAGCCTATCTTAAAGAACTCATCCGTAAATGATGCCGTTTGCCTTCTTAACTCTCTACCGATATCATTAAACGCCATATTAAACAGTTTTGGCAAAATTAACCAAAAAAAATGTAATAGTTATTTCAGTTATGATATGGAATAAATTTGATTAAGACTAAGTTATTTAGCATTAGAAGTTAGTGAGAATTTTGTTTGCCCCATATCCGAATGTGTAAATTTATATTCTAAACTACATTTATCGCAGTTAAAAATATCAACCCAACCATTATTTTCTGATCTTGTTTTTATAAGACTTCCCTCATTACATTCGATGCATTTTTTTGAGTTAGAAGTCCATTTAGTTTTAAGGTCTTTTAGTGTGTATGATTTCATAATTTACATTTGTTTTTTAGTTAATTTAAAAGAATCTAAAAATAAATATAAGTAATGTGAGTGGCTGGAGTCGAACCAACAAGTCTTTGCGTGTCACTCGCACCTACCGACTACTCTTGGAGTGAGATAGCGTTTACCGTTGCGCCACACCCACATACTCATATTCAAATCATTACATTTGTTTTTTAGTTAATTCAAAACCTTTTGATGTATAGGTGTTAACTCCTTTTCCTTTGGTTTGTTTCGCGTAGTTGTAGTTAATCCCAGCCAATTCACACGCTTGTTTAAATGATCGCACCTCCGTTTGCATTCCTGTTGCAATGTTCGTTAGTTTCCAATATGATATTTTAGGCATTGTCTTGAAGTTTTAGTGTTTTGCTGTTAAAGAAAATTTAATTGTTTGTAGCCTGTTTAAGAAGTCGTTACCATCTAAACCGCTTTCAATGGTGCAAACTCTAAAGCTCAACTTATACTTTCTGTCTAGTTCTATAACGGCTCTTGTGCTTTCGGTCATTAACATACAGTCAAAAGAATCATCATCATCGTTATAGACTTGATCAGTTACTTTAAAAAAATATAATGCAGTTCTTCCTGATCGATAACCGTTTTTCTCCCTAATATAATTTAGCTTTTTCGTTTTATTAGTCATTTCGTTTTGTTTTAGACTGCTAAAGTAATACTTTTTAGATAGTATTAGTATTATTAGTGTACTTTTTTACGGGGGAAAAGTATTATTCTCTACATATTCCATAGATGCCATTGGGTGTAGGCATAACGTAAAGCATCAATGATATGATTATCTGCGTCTTTTGGTATCTCAGCGCGCTTGTCATTCCAAACGTAGCTATTTAGCTCTTTCTCTAGGTCTGGACTATCATCAACAACGATTAGATACTCCTGGAGCCAGCGTAACCCCTGCACTATTCCACCTTTCTTATAACATTTTACCGCGTTAAAGTTTGCCCTTCTTAACTGGTCAATGTTTAAAGGCTCGGCATTGTCGCAAACAATGAAATCATCTGGCTTAATGTTATTCTCGCAAAAAGTTAGGATTTCAGGCATTGCGATATTCGTACCGTATAGCATTTGCTTTGCATAGATAATTTTCTTATCCCTATCAACCGCAATTTTAACTATTGCCATTGGGTGTGTCCAGCCCCAATCAAGGCCGTACATGAATACTAATTCGTCGTTGAATTTACCTCTATTCCAATTGGTAAATATTTGTCCTTCTGCGCCTCCCGTCATACCCAGACCGTAAACCTTCCACTTATTAGCAAAGAATTTATTCTTGATGTTGGCCGTACTGAATAGGTCCTTTTTGTTTTGATCAAAAAAACCGCGCTCTAGGTAGCTTAATAGATTTCTCTTTTCTTCTTCTGGAATAAATTCATTGTCCAAAAACGTTAATGCAATGAAGTTTTCTTTGGTTACATAATCATGCGCCCAAAATTCTGAATCACTGTTAAAATCAATGATTGTTTTCTTGGCTCTTAAAGAAATATCTACATACTTTTCATGGGTTATCTTATTAGCCTCATTGATATAGATTAAATCGCGCCTTCTACCTTTTCCAATGTCGGCTTTATCCAGACCAATAAATTCAATAAAGCCAGTAACCCCGTGATTAAACGTAAACCTTGATTTATTTTCATTCCACCTTCCACTGTACCAAAGTCCGTAATCAATTAATATTTTCTTAAAATCATGAAATGCGGTATCCATTAACTTAGTCCGCTCGAAGGAGCAAATAGTTATTTCTTTATTAGGATTCTGGTTAAACCAGTCAATAATAAGCATCTCAATGCCTATTGTCTTTCCAGCACCTCCACCGCCTTGAATGATCGCTAAATCATCAACTGACTTGACTAATTTGGAAATCTTTTTAAGCGCTACAGTAGGCTTATAGTCGTAGGTGTACTTCATTACAGACTATCATCACCAAAAATAGGTGCAGGCTTGCTAATAGTTATTTCGGAATTATCTTTTAGTCCTAAATCCCTAGCTATTATGCTCGCATTGAACGCTCCAACTGAAGCACCTTCAAGTTTTTGAGTGTAAATAACATCCTCTACACGTGTGATGACCCCAAAAAAATCTTTCTTTTCTTTATAGTTAAACCACGTGCCCTCTACAATATCAAGGAAGATATATAGCCCTGTTTTCGTGTATGGTGTTGTTTGGTCTACTATGCACCTCTCAGCATCTTTTCCATGAAATTCTACTTTCTCCCATTTCCGCTTATCCGTAGCCTCGAAATATTCTAGTGAGGCTTCCCATAGTTGCTCTGGTGTTTCAAACTTTGGATTTCTTCCGTGTGAGCTTCTTAGCCTCCACCATTCGTTGCCTTTTGTTGCTCCCATTACTTGCATCTTTTATGAAGCGTTCTTTTTGCTTCTATTGGTGTACCGTTTACTATGAACGTACCATACTCAGGACTATCGACTATTCTTTCTATTGCCTTGTCTCCGCATTCTAGTTTAGTCTCCAGATCAACCGTTTCAATGTTAAATCCGTGTTTGTAATGATAGTAGTATGAACAATTATAGCACTTTTCAGGGCTTTTCTTCTTGCAGCTGGTAAATAGTGTTGATCCTATTGCAGCGATTATTACAAGCGTTACAAATGTGGCAACCGATTTTGTGAGCCTTTTGTTTACTGAGTCCATTACTCTATTCATTTCGTCAAATTCTTGTTCTTTCATAATGTCAAATTTAGTTATAAATTAATTAGTGTTTTTTTTGTTTAGTCTATTGGATAGAAAACATAACCATCTGTTGTTTTATAAAATTCTGATTCCGTTATAGCTCTGATGTTTTTTACTTTTACTGGTTTACCCCAAGAGGAACAAGACTCATCGTTTATCATTGCTACTTTATTTCCTTCAATTGCACAAAGTGTATTTATTCTGTCTTCAAATCTAAATTTATCACCTATACTGTAGGTTCTTTCACCCTCTACGCCGTTAGCAATTACCGCTAATGCTTTGATTTCCTTCTTTAGCTTTTTCAAACTCAGTTTGAATTTGTTTAGTAATATTTTATGCTCGTTGATGTGCTGTGCTGCTTCTTGTTTTGTCATTTCGTTTAGTTTAGTATTTCGTTTAGTGTTTCGTTTGCGTTTTTTACTGCTTCTGATTTAAATTTATAAGCGTATAATCCTATCCCAAAAGAATAAAAAAAATCTTGATAAACGCCCCATTTCATAGAGTCGGGCAATGACTCAAATGCAAAGCTCTGAAGGACTTCCTCATAGTCTTGGTAGTTCTCCCCTCTCACGAGCCATGTATTAAAATCTTTTTTTGCTTTTCCTGTTAATTTCATTTCGTTTTTATTAGAATTATTTAGGTAAAAATTGGTTAAGTAAAAATTGGTTAAGTTTAAAAAAGAAATTCTTATATTTTATTATCTCGTGCTCCTGTTCTTTAATTTGACTTTCTTGTTTTTCGATATAGTATTTTATTAACGCTTCTTTTTCGTTTTCTTCGTCTAATTCTTCAACTATTTTCTTAGCTTCTAAATACTTGTAGTCTGGTGTACAGATCATAATTTCGTTTTATTTAGTTCTTGTTCAATTTTACAGTGATTGCAATCTTCTGTAGTTATTTCAGATTTGCATTTTTCGCATTCAAATGTTGCTTTTATTTCGCTCATTTCGTTTTGTTTGTTTTAACACCCGCGTTGTATGTAATTGTGCTAAATTTAATTTTCACTTATTTATTATGGGTATAAAAGGTTTTATTTTTACTGCTAAGCCATCATAATTGCATTTGCACAACGGACTTACAACACCAAATAAAATAAACAACTGCTCTTCTGCTACTTTTTCAGTTATTACATCGTGTTTAAGGTTATCGCTTATTTGCTTTAATTTATCTTTCATATCTTTACTTTTTTTATTATTTCTTTAGTTCCAGCTGCTCGATTTTCAACTTAGGAGTGTCAACCGTTTTAGTCTTGGTTTTGGATCGTTTGTTTAATTCGCTGCCGTAGTTCAATTCAGCTATTTTGCAAGCTGTTTTGAAGGTCTTGCACTCTTGGGTTTCTCCGCTTTCCTTGAATGTTATTTTGTGGTATTTCATTTGCCGCTTTTAGATTTAATTTGTTTCCTTAGTTGTTTTGTCATCAATACAGACAATCTCATAAACTCTGTATCTGAAGAATATGGTAACGTTGTAAAATTTGAATGAAACAACTCATTCAAATTTTCTAATAAACATTCTTTTTCTAAACGCCCTAATACATCAGATTCATTTATTTGCTTTTTCGATAAATCATAATTTTTACCATAATTCATTACTGATTGAAAATAGTTAAGTATGCTATGTTTAACATTAAAAGCGTACCCTTTTCCCGCATTGTCACCGTATAAATAGCAAATTTCTTTTATCGGTGATTTGAATAACAACCCGTCTCTTATATCTTTTTTTATGTCTTTCAATTCTGTTCTTCGTTGAAAACTAAAATTTGCAGTTTTTTGTTTTTTAACTCCTTGTATTACTTTTTTAAAAAAATCCTCTTTAGTTTCAAGGTGGTTAAAACCCTCAAGTTCACTAGGATAAATTATTAAATAAAAATCATAATTTATTTGAAATAATAATGTTGATTGTTGTATTCGATAACTATCGCAACTATTTTTATCTACTCCTGATTCTAATATTATTGTTTTCATACTGGTAGACTATCAAAGTTTTTTAACTCAATATTTCTTACTGTGTCTTTTGCATTTTCAATAACCAAATTATTAACTATTAATGCCCTTTTTAATTCATAGTTCATTAAGTTAACGCATTGTCCTACTAATTTAGCCTGAGTAGCCGCCTTTGCTACATCTATCTCGTCTTTATCTAATCGTTCCA